CTTAAATGAGGTATTAACTGGTGGTAGCGTATTTGATCCATCATTCTTTAGACGTGCTGAATCAGCTGATCTTAAAATTACTGTAGATACAGCTGCTACAGGTGATAGATTTGCAGCGCTTATAGCAGAGAGCTTACAGATAGCCCAGAAATCTGGCGTATCGTATGGAATTGCTGGCGGTCTATAATGGCTGTGCCTACGATTAATGCGGTAATTAACTTTAGCACTGGCCCTTCATTCGCACAGGCTTTTTTAATTGGATCAGGTATTTTAGGCACAAACGTATTAGCAGATAGCGCAGCTGTTATTGTTGATGTATCAAATCAAATAGACAAGATAGAAACTGCTAGAGGCCGTAACCCATTAAGCGATGAGTTTCAGACAGGCACGCTATCTCTACGCATAATAGATCAGAATGGCGATTTCAACCCACAAAACACATCTAGCCCATATTACACATATTTAACACCTATGAAGAAGGTGCAGATTACTGCTACCTATAACAGTATTACATATCCGATATTCTCTGGCTTTATCACAAGCTACGTCACAACCTATCCTAAAGATTCAGAAGAAGTTACCTATACAACCATTCAAGCTGTAGATGCCTTTAGACTTGCTTACAACGCACAGATAAGCACAGTTACAGGTGCTAGTGCTGGTGATCTATCAGGCACACGCATTAACCAGATATTAGATGAGATTGATTGGCCACAGTCGATGCGTGATATTGACCCAGGCTTAACTACATTACAGAATGACCCAGGCACACCACGCACAGCCTTAGCTGCATTACAGACAGTTACACAGTCAGAGTATGGCGCATTTTATGTAGATGCCGATGGTGAGTTTGTTTTTCAAGATAGATCAGTTACAGCTGGCTCTATTGCAGCCACACCTACAGTCTTTGCCGATGATGGCTCAGGTATTGAGTATAAGAACGTGGCTTGGATATTAAACGATACGCTGATATTTAATAAAGCCACTATAACTAGGGCAGGTGGTACTGCTCAGGTAGCGACTAACCAAGCCTCTATCGATAAATACTTCTTACACAGCTATTACCTAGATGGCCTACTTATGCAGACCGATGCGGTAGCCGATGATTACGCTAGGGCTTATGTGGCTAGTAGGGCTGAAACCTCTATTAGATGCGATGCCATAGAGCTTGATCTTTATACCCCTAACTATAACTCAGGTATAATAGCCGCACTAGATTTAGACTTTTTTGACCCTATTACAGTCAAGACCACCCAGCCAGGTGGTTCTGTATTAGAGAAAACATTACAGATATTTGGTGTACGAAACGTCATCACACCTAATAGTTTTAGGGTGGTATTTACTACACTAGAGCCAGTGATCGATTCTTTCATAATTGGCAATGCTGATTATGGGGTATTAGGTCAGAACGTACTATCTTACTAAGGAGTAATAATGCCAACTTTTCCAGGTAATACAGGCGATGTAGTTACATCTGCCATGTGGAATGGATTGCCAGCCTATGCAGTGCAGACAGCTAAAACAGCCGACTACACAGCTGCTAGCGGTGATGAATACCAACAGTTGATACCAATGAACAAAGCCACAGCGATTGCGTTTAAGATTCCAACCGATGCAACATATAACTTTGCTGTAGGTACTGTTATTACAGTATTAAATATCGGTGTAGGAGATTGCACAATTAGCGCAGTAACCTCTGGTACTACCACAGTATTAAGCGCAGGGGCAACACCAGCTGCACCAGTGCTAGGTCAATACAAGACAGCCGCATGTATTAAGACAGCTGCCAACGCATGGTATGTAGTAGGTGGCGTAGCCTAATGATTGGCAATTTAATACCTGGCCTAATTAGCTTAGGGGTAGCCCCTTCAACTAACAGTTATGAATCTATTGCTACTGTAACTGTTGGCTCAGGTGGAAGTTCTGAAATAAATTTCACTTCTATACCTGCTACCTATACGCATTTACAAATTAGAGGTATTTCTAATCATTCAACTAGTGGCGCTTCATCACTTTTTTGCAGATTTAATAGCGATAGTGCTAGTAACTATTCTGCTCATTATTTACAGGGTAGCGGTTCAAGTGTTGCGGCTGGCGCTATTTTAACAACTTATATGTATATTGGTACAGGTTATGGAGATGCAAACATTTATCATGGTGCAGTTATAGATATTTTAGATTACAAGGATACAAATAAATATAAAACTATTCGTACTCTTTGTGGTTATGATGCCAATGGTTCAGGTTATGTAGAATTAACTTCAGGTAATTGGCGTTCAACATCTGCCGTTAGTTCAATAACTTTATATTATGAAGGCGGTCGTAGTATGGATCAATACACACAATTCGCCCTATACGGCATTAAGGGGGCATAATGGCATCTACATATGAAAAGATAGCGACAAATACTATTAGTAATTCCACAACAGATGTAGTTACTTTTACTTCTATTAGTGGCTCATATACCGATTTGGTTTTAGTAATAAATTATGCAGTTAGTAATACTGGAAATTTAGTTATGAGATTTAATTCTGATACAGGAACTAATTATTCTGATACAGAGTTATATGCAGAAGTTACCAATGCTGTTGGAAGTCAAAGAAGAACTAATGGAACTTTTATAGATATTGAAAGAGCATTAGCAAGCAATGGTTCTGTTATAGATCAAAATGCTATTATCAATATTCAAAATTATTCTAATACAACTACTTACAAAACAGCCTTAATTAGAAGTAATGAAACTTCGGGTTCTTACCCTGGTGTTGATGCGCTTGTTGGTTTATGGCGCAGTACTTCTGCTATTACTTCAGTATCAATAATTACTAGACAATCAGGACAATATTTTGTTTCAGGTTCAACCTTATCGCTTTATGGTATTTTGAAAGCATAGGAAAATAATGGCAACTACATATACTTTAATTTCAAGCGTAACAGTAGGCTCAGGCGGTGCGGCTAACATAGAGTTTACTAGCATACCTAATACATATACGGATTTGTGTGTTTTGCTATCATTAAGAACAGATAACGCGGCAGTAATAGATACACCAAAAATGCGTTTTAATGGTGCAACCAATGATAATAATTTGAAGACAATACGCTTAATGGGTAATGGTTCTAGTGCATCATCTAGCACAGTTGATCCTGGTTTATTGCTTACCCGTTGCCCAGGTGCTAACGCAACTGCATCCACTTTTGGTAATATACAAGTTTATATTCCTAATTATACTTCTTCAAATAATAAATCTGTATCTATTGATCAAGTAGCAGAATCTAATACAAGTACTATTGATGGAGTAACTTCCCTAATGGCTGGTTTATGGTCTAGTTCTTCTGTTATTAGTGGTATTACTGTTTTAAGTGATAACCCTACAAACTTTGTTCAATACTCAACCGCTTATCTATACGGAATATCCAACGCATAACGAAAGGAAAACAATGCCAACTAAACTAATCGTAGATTGCTCAACAGGCGAAACTACTGAGGTTGAACTAACCGCAGAAGAAATCGCAGAGCGTGAGGCTATGGCTGCTGAGTATGCAGCACAGAAAGCCCAAGAAGAGGCAGACAAAGCAGCTAAGGCAGAGGCTAGAGCAGAGCTATTAGATCGCTTAGGCATTACCTCAGAAGAAGCACAGCTACTACTAGGCTAATGAAACCAAGACTTTGTGCAGCTGGCGAGCAGTTAAGAGATCAAATTGATACCTGGTATCCAGATCGCAGGACTACCAGTGATGGGTGGATTGGTGATGCTCGTCATAGCGCCGCCAAATCGGATCATAATCCAGACAAATCTGGGATCGTCCGAGCCATTGATATTGATTCTCGCTTGGATTCATCCGAACAACTCTCAATATATCTGGCTGACCAAATCCGAATCTGTGCTAAAACCGATAAGCGTATATCTTACGTAATCCATAATGGCTTTATAGCATCTAAAGTATTTGGTTTTAAGTGGCGCAGGTATCGTGGCATTAACCCACACAAGCGACACATTCACATTAGCTTTACAAAGGCTGGCGACAAAGATGGCAAACCTTTCGATATACCACTATTAGGGGGCAAGATATGAAACTATCAAGAAAACACAAAGCAGCAATAAAGTCTTATTTAAGAGCTGTGGCAGCTAGTGGGATTACAGTGGTATTGGCTATAGTCGCTGATATTCACCCTGCTTATGCAACATTACTCGGTGCGATAGTTGCACCATTAGTTAAAGCTGTCGATCCTACTTCTGGGCTAGAAGTTGATTACGGCGTTAATGCGAAATGAGCCCTTCAGAGTGGGCTGGCTTTGGCGCTGGCGTTTGCGCCGTGCTGAGCGCCGTGCTAATAGGACTTCGTTTCTTAGTTAAAGGCTGGCTAAACGAGTTGCGACCAAATGGTGGCTCTAGCATGAAAGATCAATTAACAAGATTAGAACAGCGTGTCGATGATCTGTTCTCTATCATAAGTAAGCGATAATTTCAATATGGCTACTGCACGTAAACGCAAGAAGGTAAACAAGCGCAAGGGTAAATACACCCATGAGCAGATCAACACTAAATTAGATACCTATGCCATAGCACTACGTGAGTTTTATTTAAGTCTTAGGCGTGCAGGATTTCCAGCTGACCAGGCTTTAGGTATGTGTGATCGTAATGCTTTCCCAGACTGGCTAGTGCCATCTAGCCCAGACTTTAACCCAGTAAATCCAGACCATGACCCCTACGAGGACGAGGAATAATAATTAAAGCCAACAGAAGGTATTTAATAGTTCCAGATTTACAAATTCCCCTGCACCATCCTAAGGCAGTATCTAATCTTATTAAGATGTCCAAGCGTGAGCGTTTTGATTACGTATTAAACACTGGTGATGAGCTTGACTTTACAAGCCAGTCTAGGTGGGTAAAGGGCACAAAAACAGAATTTGCAGAAACGCTACACGAAGAAAGAAACCTTGCCCAAGATATTCTATTTGAGTTAGGCACGACAGATATAGTCCGTTCTAACCACACAGACAGGCTGTATACAACCTTGCTTAAAGGCGCACCTAGCCTTATTGGATTACCAGAATTAACCTATGAACGCTTTATGGATTTTAGTTCTTTAGGCATCAGATTCCATCGTAAGGGCTACCAATTCGAAAAAAACTGGTTTTTAGCCCATGGAGATGAAGGCAACATGTCTAAGCATGCGGGTATAACTAGCCTCAATTTGGCCAAGAAATGGTCGTTAAACACTGTTTGTGGGCACTCGCATAGGCAGGGTGCAGTCCGACACCAAACTGGCTTAAACGGCCGTTATTCCACGATTTGGGGTATTGAGGCGGGGCATCTCATGAACATGAAAGCCGCTAATTATCTAAAATACAACTCAGGCGATTGGAATATGGGCTTTGTTGTAATCTCATTTGGCAAGCATGGGCAGCAAGTAGAGCTAGTACCTGTAAACCATGACGGATCATTCACGTATAATAAGCGCAACTATGGGTCGTAATACCGACTACCAGCCACGCTCGATAGATGAGCAGATAGACAAGATAGACGAATTAAACGTTATCTAATTGTTACCAAAATATAGCCCTAAATCATCCACAAAGTCGTACACAGGTGCAACACTATTGCTATGCCACAAGGTGTGCGCATAGAAAGTAGGGCTACATGTACACAGAGCTTAAAGACTTTGGGTATCTAATCATGTGGGGCATAGTCGCAGGTTTATTACTAACCTGGGCTATTGGCACATATATAGAAAACATCAAAACTATACATTACTGGCGAGGCCGTAAAGATGGCTGGGATATGCATAGAAGGATGGTCGATAACAATGTCCACAACAACTGAGAAGCTATTTGCAGATGCAACAGAGCTCATACACGCAAGGGGTTCACAGTACGGACACCCTTACAGTCAGCATAGTCGTATTGCCGAATTATGGTCTGCTTATTTTCATTTTCCGAT